AGTCTATTGCATGTGCTTTAATCAACACTACGCTCCTGTTTATCTAGCAGGCCCTTGAGTTCCTGTTCCACATGATTCAGGGCTTCCAAGTTGCCCATAAGCTCACGATATTGCTCTAATGACTTGATGCTGCCGTATTGCATTAAATCGACAACGCCCTGTCTTCTTTCTCTTATAATGCGGAAAACTGCTTCCGCAATATATATCTCATCCATTCCCAGAAACTCCCATTTTATCCGATAGTGGGAACTTATGGGATTTGTTTTAGACCTGCAACATTAATTCGAAATGCGGAGCGTCAATAAAGGGCCGACGCGATTGTGACCTACGCGTGTCTATGTATGAATTCATAGCATCCTCTGCGGTATCATTCCACGCGCCTAAGTCGTCAATAGTCCAAGCAGCGCCCCATCGCAGTTTTACGCCCGCAGCGGCAGAAGCCTCTTTCATGGCATCAGCAATCTCGTCGTACAAGTTCAACTCCCAACGGCCACCATCACAGTAAGCCATCAAATCTACCGCGTTGCCGTCGATGTGTTTACTTTTCATAGTCTGCGAAGCGCCCTTTGCAACCAGAACGCGTTGTTCTTCTATCGTCCTCAACCCGCAAATCACACTGAAGTCCTGCTTCGTAACGCCGATAGCGTACCTCACGACCGTTGCCAGCCTTTCGTCCACACCTTCTAAGTTTGACAGGCTTCGTTTTCCTAACTTGTATCCCATAACTCATTCCTTCCCTGCTATAAGTTCCGCCTGTTGTCTAACAAGCTCCTGTTGTCTTTGTAACTCCAGCCACTGCTTGTCTATCTCAGACAACTGTGGAAAAGGTACAACATTGGGCTCCTTAAACCAACGATTACCCATGAGCTTATTTCCCTGTATACTTTTGTATGGCCCTGTTTCCAAACCAGAATGCTAAGACTGCGCTGAAAAGTCCCTGAGTTTCCGAATCAAACATAAGATCAACAGCCTGCATCCAATCGCCACCCGACTGCGTTACCTTGATCATAATCACCACTTTTGTGGATACGAATAAAGCAAAAAACATATAAGTGATAACGGGCCGAACGGACCCACGGAGGGCGTTGATAAAACGTCCAGCATCAATTGAAGTGTCATGTTCATATAAACCCTTCGTTTCTTCAATGTCTGCCTGCTTGTCTAACTCAACAAGCTTCATCTTAGACAGTTGTTCCGCCAGTTCCGTTTCAAGCTTCATCATCTCCATACGATGAGCCTGTTGCTGGTTGGCTTTAAAGTAATTTAAAATTTCTGGCAGAAACGAACTACCAAAACCTAATAGGCTTCCTAGTAATGCTATCATTTCTCAGACCCTAACCATACCGCAAAAGCCCCAGTCATAGACCCGGAACATATTGAAATCATTGCACTTTGTTGCGTAGACAGGTCATCTAAGGACATGCCCCATTCAATAACCCTTATGTACATGATGGTCATAACAAACATCATAAGTCGGGGCAGAATTCTGTACTCTAGAAACGTCTTAAAATCCATCTGATAATCCTTTTAATATGTCTTTTAGGCTGACTTTAGCCTTAGAGTTTGGTTGATAAAGGCATTCAAATTGTCTTGGGCATTCGCGGAAACTAAGCGTGGGGTAGTGATAGCCTAACGTACCGTTTTTTCCTGAGTATAAGCACACAAGTTCGCCATCGTTGTCTACATATTTCCACAAGTTGCATGTAACGTACTCTGGGTTGAGCAAGGACGATGCAAGGATGAGCGGGAGAAGATAACTCATGATACAAGTACGATCAGATAAATAGCACCGCCCAGAAACCCAATAATTAACATGGATAACCCCAATATAGCCATATTGTTCTGAATTTGCCGCTTGGCCTCGTCCTGTGCAAAAGCCGTCTTTTCCCGTTCAGCCCTAATCTCCCGACGCATATTCAGCATTTCGTCATACGTCCCCCAGCCAAATCTCATGTTTATCATAGCGGCAATCTCTAATTCACGTTCCTTCAAAGTCTTCTGGTGAATTAGTATTTGCAAAGCTTCTTCTTCGATAGACTGACCCTGCGTAGCTCGTTCAAAAAAGGTGGGGTTCTTGCGTTGCGTTTGGGCACGGTTAATGTCCGCGCAAGCGCCATACCAACTTCCAAGTTGTTTTGATATACCTTCTAGCTCCTGAGCATGTCCGATAACTTTTTTGATGCCCGTATAAGCAGCGGAGGCTACAGCAAACGCACTTACAGGGTCAATCATTGCATAATTCCCCTATAAGGAGTTTAGAACATTTGATAAGGTGATTGTATTGCAGGTGCCGTATAGTTTCCCGGAGGAGGACTGTAAAAGTTTTCTTGTATTTGAGGTAAGGACATTACACCCTTAGAGAATTTGTCGTCTTGATAATTGGATAAACCGTAGCCGCCAGCCATCTGCTGTTGAGGCGGTGCCTGCGGAATTTGAGACGGGTTGGGGCCCGTCATAGACTGTGGTTGTGGCTGCCCAGCCGCACGAGGGTCGCTGCCCCCGCCAAAAATACCTTCAAATTCCGGCCTGTTAAAAAAAGGAGTGGGCGGCGCTTGATTGGAGGGAGGTTGCGCTTGATTGGAGGGAGGTTGCGCTTGATTGGAGGGAGGTTGCGCTTGATTGGCTGTGAAACTGGCATTGTTTAAGGCGGTTATCTCCGACTTAACGTTACCAACATTCTCGTCCACAACAGCGCCTCGGTTTAACTGACGCTGTAAATCATTAGAGGAAAGCGCACCCATTAGTTGAGGACGAGGACCGTTAGGGTCCCGAAGTTGTTGTTGCCCAGACATTTGTTCCGGGGTCAGAAATTGTTGAGCCTGCTGCATCGGGGGTGTTGAATTGCCCAAACCCTGCTGCATCGGTGGTGGGCCCTGCTGGGATCGTTCCATGAAAGCCTGTCGCATCTGAGCCTGCTGCTGCTCAGGTGCTAAATGGCCCAAACCCTGAGATGCCTGCATCATTTGAGAGCCCGCCCCCGAAAGGTCTTGCGGTATGGGGCTTCCAAGAGACCCCGAAAGGTCTTGCGGTATGGGGCTTCCAAGAGACCCCGTCATGGTGGGCTGCTGTTGCGGCACAAGCTGGGGTGCTGCTTGTTGCATCCGCTGAATGTTATTTTGCTGCATCTGCATTTGCTGTGGAGACGTATCTTGCCGTTGTTGAATCATCTGCTGCATCTGCCGTTGTCGAGCCTGCTGCTGCATTTGTTGTGGAAAAGCGGGCGACTCCTGCATCAAAGCCTGCTGTTGACGCTCCTGCATCATCTGCTGCATCTGCGGATCAAAAGATTGGTTGACAGCAGGAAACGCCTGCTGTGGACGTTCCGGCATCATACTGGCAGACTGCTGTTGCGCCTGCTGTCTTTGCGGGTCCATCTGCGCGGGCATCATTTGCGCCTGCTGTCTTTGCGGGTCCATCTGCGCGGGCATCATTTGCGCCTGCTGTTGACGCGCCTGCGCCTGCTGTTGACGCTCCTGCATCTGTTGTCCCATGCCCATGCCCGGAAACTGCTGCATCGCGCTTAACATATTAGCCATAGTCTAGCACTCCAAATATCCGCCGCCCTTTACAGCAGCACCCATGCCGCGGGCAATGCCACGCTTCATAGTTGTAGGAATTTTTACGTCAGCAGTCTTGCCGTAAGGAATGCGGCCCTGACCCTTGATGTCAGCGTACTTTACTGCCTTCGGGGTAGAAGCCGGAGGGGCCCCGTTTACTCTTACTTTAGCCATGCTATTGTCCTCTCTGTTTTAATAATTCACGCTCCATTGCGCTGTTTATACGTTTGTCCGTCTGTTGTTCTTGACTCTGCAAACGCTGCTGGAATTGCTGCCCGCGCATCTGCTGATTGCTCTGATCAAGCTGCAACTTAGCCTGATCCAACTGCGCGTCAGACTGTTCCGACTGCGCCTTGATCTCAAGCTCTTTCTCTTTCAACTGTACCAGAGGGTCAGGACCCTGACCCGACAACTGACCCGATTGCTCTTTAGCCTGCTGCATACCTTGCGCAACCATTTGCGCAACCATTGCCTGATACTGCATCTCATCCGCGCCCGGCGTCTGTTGCATCTGCTGCATAGCCTGTTCCTCAGACTGTACCTTAATGTGTTCCAATATATGCTTCTGTAACATCATGGCAACCGGAGGTAATTGACCAACCATCGGACTCGCACCAAACACCAAATGCGCCGTAATATGCGCCTGATGATCCTGACCCTCAAAAGCCCGTAATTGCATCTGATCCAACGCGTTGATGTTTTCTTGCGCTGGGTCCAAGGGCCGCGGTTCCTCGTCAGGAAGCTCTTTCATTATACGGTCAATGTCCGTAATGCCCAACGATTCATACATATCACGGTAAATCTCGTGCATGTTATGCAACTCAGGAGCCTGACCCGCTAACTGCATCTTAGTCTGTGACAAAGCAATCCGCTGCGCCTGACTAAATACATTCGGATTAGATACCGGTATAATGTCTACACGCTCGTCAAAATCACTGGCCATAATAGAAGCGTCGTCGCCAGCAACCGTATACGGATATTCCTGCGGTAAACTCTCAGACATTACACGCGCCAGAATCTTAAACTCCTGACGCATCGCATAATGCATGCGCTTGTGAACCGCGGACATGACCCGCGAACCCTGCTCCAACATCGCAATCGTTGTGCCAACAGCCGCGCCCTGATTGCCGTCGCCAACCTTCATGTCAGTAATAGTCGCGAACCGCTGTCCAGCCTCAACAACAAAACCTAACAAATTAAATAACGTCTGGTCAGGACCCTTAAACGGTAAAGGCATTAAACTGTCGCGAATAGCGCCGCCCGGTGCATCAACATCCCTAAACTCACCCGGCTGTAAAGGCTCGTCGTCATCCCTGATTCGTAAACCGCGGGCCTTGAAACCAGCCGGAAGGTTCGACAATGTACCCGCGTCAATCAACTGACGAAGGGCGCTGGTCGCCGTCCGCGATAAACCGCCAATGGTGTGGATCAAGCCCAAGCCGTAGAACCCAAATCCCGGCAAGAACTTAAAGTGCGTGAAATACGCAATCTTCTTCTTAATAGGATCGTCCTCAAGGAAATTACGGCGAATAGACAATACCTGACCGTTGTCCTGAGAAATCGTCACAATGTACGGTATCTTAATGCCCGTAGGCTCCCCGTCACTATCCATGTCCTCATAACCGTCAAGGTCTAAATCAACGTGGCACTCCAACAAAGTACAGTCGTAATCAATCTGACCCGGCTCTACGCCGTCAATCCGGTTGATTTCAGAATCAACGTCACTAAGCTCGCCCTGCGCAGGAATAACATCAACGTCAATGTATATACCAGCAAGCTGCTTCTTGCGTAGATCGTTTAAATCCATCCGCACAACCTGACTGATGTTTGGACAAGTGTCCAAATCAGACGTGTCATAAGGAACAACCAAGTTCTGCGCTGGAACAAACTTACTTACAGCGCGGTCCATAACCTCGTCGTAATACGTTTTCTTAAACGTGCTGCCCGCTAATGGTAAATAAAACAACATCTGATCCATGTCAGGCGTGTAATCTTCCATTACGTTCATAATGTAGTAATTCATAAACTGACGGACGCGCTTGGCCTGATCCTGCTTCTCACGGGTCTCTTTGCCCATAACATGCGTTTTTACCGGACCACTGGCGGGCAAAAGCTCATTAAACGCTTGCGCCTGAAACTGCGTGGCAGCTTCCGCCAATAACGGATGAGTCACACCAGAGGCTCCGCGAAACGGCTGTGTCCGCTCCTCGTAGTTAAACCCCAACAAATCAAGCCCGTTAGTGTACGCGTCTTCCCAATCTTGACGACCAGCCTTGTTAGAATCAAACGCGCCCAACAAATCACTGGCAATCCGGTTTAATTCACGGTCCGGCATCTCCTCCGCTAAGTTGCCGTAAAAATCTTCGTCAGCACCGCGCTGGTCCGTCGGATCAAAATCTACAACAACGCTGCCGTCGTCATCCTCAATAATCTCTATCTCAGGCCCGTCATCGTCAATGGCAAACAAAGACATGTCCTGACCGGAATCAGGTATCTCTATCTCCAATTCCGCTAATAAATCAGCCTCGTCCAACTGACTCGGAACGTTCGTATCCATTAATCCGCCAATAGCCATTACCGTCTCCGTCAATAATATACCCGCACCCTAGCAGATGTTTCCTCTTCTTGCCAATCATCTGT